CATGAGAAAAGCCGCTTCCTACAGAAACTCTATTACCTTTATGTTCTATAACTACATTTCTCATCATCATCTCTTCTACTTCTACTCCGTCTACTATAACTCTGTTGAAATCATGTTCGATATCAATTACTTTATATTCTGCATCGAAGAACTTTTTGCATTTTAGAAGATTCTTACTTCTTTTACCCTCATATCCAATATTCTTTCTTAACATCACTCCTTCATATCCTTGGTATTCAGCATCTGCGATCATACTTAATAATTGTCGTTCATCTTCTATTAGATGTTGTTCTAATAGTGTTAAAGTAGCAGTAGAATCTAAATCAAATCCTTGAAGATTCTGATGTCTATCATTTAGTTTTGTAGTACCTTTTTTAGTATCAAACTCATCTAATGTTAAATAATCAAATATAACAAATCTAGGATTATCCATAGTAAAATCTTTCTTTTTAATCTGCTTCATAATACCTTGAAAATCTTCATTTCCATCTTTATCCATCAAGCAAATTTCTCCGTCTAAAACAAAGTCACCAGGTAACATAGATACGTCGTCTAAAACTTTTTGTAAAGTTAGGAATTCTTTTCCTGCTCTTGAATATGCATTAACATATCCGCCTCGCTTTCTAATAATACATCGTACTCCATCTAATTTTCTAGATGCTAACCATTCCTCGTTTTCAAAATCACAATTCTTAGGCTCATATTTAGAAGCTAAAGCTACATCAAACGTAGGTATAAGTCCTGGGATCACCTTGTTAATCATGGAGATAGTTGACCTTGTCTTAAGGTTTCTATCAATAATATTCCAAATGAGATCCTCATATTGTCTATTCTCTAAGATGAATCTGTTAACATTTGCAATTGCAGTATGTCCTGTACAAACTCGATTTGCCAGGTCATCCAATAGAGTAAAAATACTGCCATAAGTATTTGAGTGGCCAAGTAGATCAGAATTCTTCTTGCAATTTGCAGATGAAACTCCATATTGCTTAAATGTATCGTAAGTATATCTTAGTAGCGATTTAACGTTTTCGTTAGAGGCATAGTATTCTATAGCTTGCTTTTTATCAGTATTCGAGTTAGATTGATTTGATAAATCTACGAACGCCTGTAGGTCTCTTAATGGTTCTTGCATAGTTTTTGTTTGTTTGTTATAGTATAAATATAACACTTTATGCACGAAATAAAAAATCTGAATGCACTTATTTTCAAAAAGTTATTAACAATTTATTATATTAGCTGTTGAAGTTTTTGAATTATTATTTTAATGCCGGGTGTTTGAGGTTCCAGCTTTAATAACACTATAGCCTCCTTTATTCCTTTTATTGTTAATTGATTGTTATACATCGTTATCTATATTTAGTTGGTTTAATTTACTTCTTCAAATGCTACATCTTCTACTGCACTTTCATCAGATGCATTTTGTGAATCTGATTCATCTGAACCTGCTTGAGTATTCATATGTTGAGAAGCATTTTGCCAAATTTGGTTAATCTTTTCAATAAGCTCACCAATTAAATCCAAATCTTTAGCTTCTTTTGCTTTTATTAATTCATCTTTTAAAGATTCAATTTCAGATTTAGTATCTTCTGGTAATTTATCTTCAAATTCTTTTAATTGTTTTTCAGTTTGAAAAATCATAGAATCTGCTTGATTAAGTTTATCAATTTCAGCCTTTTTATTTGCATCTGCTTCTGCATTTGCTTCTGCGTCAGCTTTCATTCTATTAATTTCAGCTTCAGATAAACTGTTTCCTGATTCAATCTTTATATTTTGACTTTTACCAGTTCCTTTATCATTTGCCTTTACAGTAATAATACCATTAGCGTCAATATCAAACGTTACTTCAATTTGAGGAATTCCTCTTTGTGCTGGTGGAATATCTGTTAGTTGAAATCTACCTAATGTTCTATTGTCAGCTGACATTGGTCGTTCACCTTGTAGTACATGAATATCTACAGCAGGTTGATTGTTAACAGCAGTCGAGAATATTTCACTTTTAGAAGTTGGAATAGTTGTATTTGCTTCAATTAATTTAGTCATAACACTTCCCATGGTTTCAATACCTAATGAAAGTGGCGTTACATCTAATAATAGTACATCATTAATTTCTCCCGTTAAAACTCCTCCTTGGATTGCTGCACCCATTGCTACAACCTCATCAGGGTTTACTCCTTTTGAAGGTTCTTTACCAAATAATTTCTTAACAGCATCCTGTACTGCAGGAATTCTAGTAGAACCTCCAACTAAAAGAATCTCATCAATATCTCCAGCTTTTAACCCAGCATCCTTTAATGCCTTTCTACAAGGAGCTAACGTCTTTTTAACAAGGTCAGAAGTTAATTTATCGAACTGAGCTCTTGATAGTTTTTTAACAAAGTGCTTTGGTCCAGTCTGATCTGCTGTAATATATGGTAAATTTATTTCAGACTCACTGGATGTCGATAATTCGCATTTAGCTTTTTCTGCAGCTTCACGCATTCTTTGTAGAGCAGCAACATCTTTAGATAAATCTACTCCAGTTTCATCCTTAGATTCTTTTAACATCCAATCCATAATTGCCTCATCAAAGTTATCTCCACCTAAATGAGTATCTCCATTTGTAGATTTTACTTCAAATACACCGTCTCCGAGTTCTAATATTGAAACATCAAAGGTACCACCACCAAGGTCATAAACAGCAATGGTCATATCTTTGTCTTTCTTATCCATTCCATATGCAAGAGCTGCTGCAGTAGGTTCATTTATAATTCTATCAACTTTTAAACCAGCAATTTCACCAGCTTCTTTAGTCGCTTTTCTTTGCGCATCATTAAAATAAGCAGGCACGGTAATTACTGCATTTGTTACAGTAGTACCTAAATATTCTTCTGCACTCTTTTTAATATTTTGTAAAACTACGGCAGATATTTCTTGAGGTAAATACTCTTTGTTATCTACTTTAATTTTAATTTGGTCTCCTTTTTTAATAACGTCATATGTAACTTTTGATATGTCGTTTTTAATTTCAGAGTATTTAGAACCAATAAATCTTTTTACAGAATATATTGTGTTCTTTGGGTTTGTGACCATCTGCCTTTTTGCAGGATCACCTACCTTTCTATCTCCTTTCATATATGCTACTATAGATGGAGTAGTTCTTTTACCTTCGGCATTTACAATAATAACTGGGTCTCCAGCTTCTATTACTGAGATACAAGAATTTGTTGTACCTAAATCGATTCCGATTGTTTTTCCTTGTTTTGTCATATTTTTAATTTATTGGGCTATTCGCCATTTTTTTCCGTTTAAATAGTTAATTAGATTTAATATATTTTCATCTACGTAGAAACAATCTCTGAAATCACACATTGTAACTTCTTCATAAAGATCAGGTCTTATTTCTCGTAATGCATTCATATATGCTTGACCCTTACGACTTCCTGAATAGCAAGCATCTACATATATTTCAATAAATAATTCGAATTCTTGGTCGTTTAACAGAGAAGGCTTTTTGCCTTGTATTAGTTCATTTAGGTCTTGCATATTGTTTAATTATATATTTATATAGCTACTACTTCTTTTGTTTACGGATGTGCAAAAATAAACTATAAAGCCTTTCTACTCTTTTCTTTGTGTGGATTAAATAGTTCCATGCAACTATAATTGCGATATATGATATTTCAAAGATTGCAAGACCATCAAACGGTATTGTGAGAAGTGATGTTAATAAAAGTAAAAGGCCAGCAACTACACTAATCGCTCCTTCCTTCAATTTACTTTTTAGCAGCCAAAATCCATACATAAATATAAAAACCATATATGATATAAAGAATGTTGCAGCTACAAATCCATGAAGACCTCTAAACGTCTCAGTTATAAATGCAGTAAGTACCAAAGAAGTAGATGATACGTTAATTATATAATATAGTATATGTGCTTTGGGGCCATCGTAACTTTCTTCAATCTTTTGTATTCCATGTAACCAAATACCTATTGCAAGTATTGTTAGATATACTGACCATATTCCTGCAGTACCTGGATGTGTACCAAAATCTGAAAGAGCATTTGTATAAATGGACCAATCCCTAATAACTAATCCTGCTATAAACGGTATAATTAGTGCAAGTATAAACGAGGCCTCAATCCAACCTCTTTTAATTTTACGTATTTTCTCTAAATCTAGGCTAGGTAGTTTTTTCCTTCTCGGCATAGGGGTGGTCTAATAAGTATTAGTATA